TCCATTTAATCTGCCGAGCGATTTCGCTAATTAGGGTCTGATATCCCCGAATATCCGCAAGCAATCCCTTGCGTTAATTAGGTATTAATTTCTGCCAATTTCTGCCGTTTTAGGGTTGATCTTGTGAATATCTGTGCCAATATTAACGCAAGCAGTTGCATGATATAATTATGAAAAAAGGCAAGAAAAGATGGATTAACGACATGGCGGTGACATTATACTATCAGGGTGAAACCCGTAAGTGTTTTGGTGAAGATATTAACCACTTGAAACACAAGATACCCGAGGCGATCCAACGCCAGTGGAAATTAAGAGCCAACATGAATATCGACGGACTCAGGAAAATCAGTAATAATGAGTGGCATGGGTTTACTATAGCCATTACAGGTGAACGAATTAATTACATCATTTTCGACCGAAGAGACCTTATTAAAGAGGCCGCCAAGCTTCTTGGGCAAGTCGGTGGCCAGGCAGGTACAGGTAAGAAAAAAGTCAGAGGAGATTCAAATTATTATCGAGTTTTACGAATGAAAGGTGTCGAGAAGAAGAAACAAATAATGCGTGAAAACATAAAAAAAATTAAGAAAAAACAAGAAAGTTGAAGGAAAGTATTGACAGGTTTAGGTTCTTGCCACATTGGTTGAATTGTTCAGCAAGTGATGGGCTGAATAAGTTCTTTCTAACAACATTTCATATCAACAACCGGCGGGATTCGTGCAGATTTGCTTCGCACAATATGCATTATCTTATTCTTTTGAACATTTTTGCAGGATAAGTAATACCTAGTTTTTTCCTGTCGGTTGTTATTCACAATAACCCGACAATGGAAAAACCACTAAACGAATATCACCCTATACTCCTCTCAAAAGAGGAAGTCAAAGAAATCTTCCGGCTAGGTTCTGATCGTTCTCTCAGAGACCTGAAAAAAGAATACGGCCTCCGTAAGAGGGGCAGGCATTACCTAGCTGTAGATGTCCGCGAAGCGATCCAAGAAATGGAAAGCGATCAGGCGGCATGAAGTGCTACATCGGAGTAGACCCAGGTGTAAGTGGCGGGTACGCAATCGCTTTCGATGATTTAACCAGTGTTCAACTGCACCCCTGGGGTGATGAGTGTGAATTTGTCCACCATATGAGGGAGCTATCAGACAATCCTGATATCGACCTAATCGAATCAGCAGTAGAAAAGGTTCCACCCTTTGTAGGCAAAGCGATCCCCAGCTCATCCTCTTTCAAGTTAGGATATAATTATGGTTTTTTAGTTGGGGTGCTAAGAGCCTTGCAGGTTCCCGTAACTCTGATCAAGCCACAAGAGTGGCAGAAGGGACTCGGTGGCCTGCAAGGTTTAACTTCTCAGAAACGCAAGAAAGCACTTCGCGATCATGCGGATCGATTCTTCCCCCAAGTGAAGGGACTCACTCTTAAGACCGCCGATGCAGTATTAATCCTTCGGCATTTTTTACTAAACACCTAATGGGCCTCCACCCGTAAAAATGGAGATAGAAAACTAAAATAACATTATGGCAATATTAACTCAATCATCTAACGGAGACGGACCGATCACAGGTTGGCCTCTTGAACTCTGCCGACCTGGTCAATACTTGGCCGTATGTCTTGATGTCAAAGATAGCTTTGGCATAACTCGTCCAAAATACGATAATCCTGGAGAACTAGAAACCTTGGATGTTTGTAGGTTTCTCTTTGGGACTCAAGACGGGCAACTTGTCCAAACGGGTGAGATGAAAATCTCTACGCATGAAAAAAGTAATCTTACCAAGGCTTTAACTTCGTGGACAGGATCACCGCAAGGAGCAGGATTTGACACAGAAAGTTTGAAGGGCAAAGGGGCGATGATCAATATCGTTCACGAAACATCCAAAAAAGGCCGTGTATATGCGGATATAAAATCGATTACTCCAGTGATGGCAGGGATGGAGGCACAGGTTCCACAGGCATCGAACTTTACGATTCCAGGCGGATCTCCTGCACCTGCTCAACCTGCTCCTGCTCCTGCTCCTGCACAACCTGCTCCACAGGCGACAACCACAGTGACAGTCGAGCAACCTCAGACTGTCCAACCGGCACAAACCCAGTTTTCTCAACCTTCTCAGGGGCAAAGCGTCCCATTCTGAGTGTTGGTTCATAATAATACCCCTGGGTGGCCGGTTAGTGTGTGGCCGGTCACCCTTTACCCCCAACCAATAACGACATGAATCCAATAATTTTACTAGCAATAGGGTGGCTCGCAGTAGTCATCGATATTTTAACATGAGAGATTTAAAAGAAATCTTTGAGGCAGTCGAAAATGCCGGCTACAGCAAGGACGATATAATTGGCAAAGATCGTAAGTATCCATTGGCAGTCGTTAGGCAGATTGCCATATGGTTGGCTCGAGAGGGTCGGACTTACGAGGAGTTAGGCGATATCTTTAAAAGAAACCATGCGGCCTGTTTAGCTTCTGTCAAAAGAATAGACGGGATGCTTTCGTACAAAGATTCTGAACTAATCGATGTGATGGAAAAGATGGAGGTGGCTCAGTGATTTACATCAAGCGAACGATCCACCTCGTATATTTTTTATACAGATGTGGGAAGGAGGTAATCCGTGGCTATTCTAACAGCAAAGCCTAAGCGAGGAGGCGGTGGCCACTGGTACACTGCTACCGGTGAAGCTCGTCACACGATGCCCAAGGCAAAGGGTGACGGGGAAAGGAATACTACCCTGAGAGATGCTAAGAAGCACAGACTGATACCATCGGTGACAACCCTGCTCGGAATGTTTGCCAAGCCTGGGCTTGATCGTTGGAAGCAGGATCAACTTTTGCGGATAGCTTATGATAATCCCGCTCAAGACGGGGAATCTTTTGAACGATTTGCAGACAAGTGCTTAGTCTTGCATGAGCAACCTGTGGAGGAGGCGGCCGACTTTGGAACTAGAATCCATGATGCAATCGAGAAATATTTCGAGGGATATCCTATAGATGATGATTTGCTCGAGTATGTAAATCCCGCGTTCCAGTGGAAGCAGGAGAATCAATTACGATTCATCGAGCGGGAAAAGATTCTCGTCAATATGGAACACGGATTTGCGGGTACTGTCGATATCGTAGGTCTTGGTGCAAATAATGAGAAGTTCATTGTCGATTGGAAAACTCGTAAGACTAAGCCCAAGGTTAAGGTAACAAGTTACGACTTTCAGATTCATCAGATCGCCGCTTATGCCGCAACCTATTGGGGCGAGGATCAAGTTGAACAGATGCAGGTGCATGGAGCCAACTGCTATATCTCATCGACTGAACCTGGTCGCTATGAGGTGATTAAATACTCCCCTGAAGAACTGAGGGATGCATGGCAGGTATTTAAGGGAGTCTGCCGGATTTGGAGATCCCTCAAGGGATACGACCCCAGGAAGACTTCCGACTAATGGGACCGGCTCGATATGGCAACGGACCGAGGCAGACGATTAGTTACGAGGGCTTATTTCCATCAACAGAGGAGATGCAAAAGGCATGGGCTTACTTTTGGTCGCAGAACCGACTCAGCATTGATGCACACGGAAGAAAGTACAGGACGAACCAACCGAGGGTGATGCCAGCATCTAGGGAATTTGAGTTTAAGAATAAGAGGAGACAGAAATGTGGATAGTACCCAAAACATTATCAGCTTTTGTACCGGATACGGAGGGATTGAACTTGGACTTAGAAGAGCGGGCGTGGATGTTAGAGTCGTCTGCAATGTGGAGATCGAAGCCTTCGTCCAAGCAAACCTGGTTGCGAAGATTGAAGAAGGACGAATGGATGACGCGCCTATCTACTCGGATCTTAAAACCTTCCCTGCACGAATCTTTCGAGGAAAAATACACGGACTCATTGGAGGATATCCATGTCAGCCATTCAGTAGCGCAGGGAAGCGAAAAGGAGAAGAAGACCCAAGGCACTTATGGCCATACATCCGAAAGCATGTCCGGGCAATTAGACCTGTTTGGTGCTTCTTTGAAAATGTCCGAGGTCACACCACGATGGGGCTATGGCGAGTCCTGTCCGATTTGGAAGAAGATGGTTACCGAACGGAGTGGGGATTGTTCAGCGCGGAGGAAACAGGCGCGCCTCACCAACGCATCCGAGTGTTCATCTTGGCCTACACCGCGAGCCGGGAACCCCGGCAGTCGCAAGCCCGGAACGGGGGGCAAGATATTGGCGGAGGAAGCGAAGAAGAATTGGCATACACCCGATTGCTCGGATCGAAGGAGTGCAAAGAGCAAACAGCAAGGCTTGAGCAATCAAGCGAAGCAACACGCTGGCCCGCCCGCCCAGGAGAAGAGCAGTACGAGTGGGAAGAACCAAGGGTCACCGAAGCTCAATCCGAATTGGGTGGAGCAGTTGATGGGCTTACCCATCGGGTGGACAGACTTAGGCTCCTGGGCAACGGAGTCGTCCCACAAACAGCAGAAATAGCGTGGAGAACTTTATGGCAGAGAATTTAAGAGCAGTCCCATTTTTGGGCCGCAAGGCGATAGGAAAACAAGGATACCTCCACGACACTCGGTGGGATGGGATTGCTCTTTCTTTTTAACACTATGAACACAGACTATAAAATGGGAATCGGGCTACCCCGAGGGGAGAAGATAATCGTAAAGATTGGTGCGAGACAGGCGGATATATGGCTCGACCATGAGGAGTTTGCCTGGCGGGTAAAGATCGACAGGGATCTCCCCGAGACCACTTACCCTCGACTCGAGAATGCGATCATCGCGGCACAGACACTTCTAAGGGAGGTTACATGATTGTCGCTTTCGATCTAGAAACCTATTGGACCAAGCGATACTCGGTAGCCAAGATCGGCCTCGACCGATATGTCAAGCACCCTGACTTTCGAGTCACCCTGGTATCCATTGTCACGGAAGATGGATTTGAATGGGTAGGGGAGCCACAGAAGTTGCCGGTCGAGCGATTAAACGGACACACCCTAATCTCCCATAATGCGGAATTTGATTCGGTCTGTGCTCGAGCCGCAATCTTCAAGGGACAGATGCCCGAGTTTATGCCTGCGGATTGGATTTGTACCGCAGACATGGCATCGTATCACCAGTTACCCCGATCACTTGCCGGGGCAGTCAAGGAACTCTTCAACGAGGAATTATCGAAGGATGCCCGTGAGCAGATGGCAGGGTTATCGGTTGAAGATATTCAGGCGAACTCTAATTTTATCAATTACGCTTTAGAAGATAGTCGAGCCTGTTTACGGGTATATCAGGAACTGGATGCCGGCTTCCCTGAAAAGGAGAGACTGCTATCATCCCTAACCCGCAGAATCGCAAACAGAGGTTTGGCGATTGATGGTCCACTCTGTCAGCAGTTCATCGATAAGACAGAAAAGATTTTAGAGGAAACTCCGAAACAAACAACCGAATGGAGACAGGCCAACTTAGCTAACCAAACATTCGAGAAACTACTGATGGGTCAACGATCCGACCGGCGGGTTCCTACCCGTTTAAAATACTGCGGTGCTCCTCATACGAAACGATGGAGCGGTGGAGGTGTCATTAACTTCCAGGCTATCCCTAACGATGGAATTGGTGACATCTCGGCAAGGCAATGCCTCAAGGCTCCCGCCGGTCGGGTCTTAGTATCGGCAGACCTATCTCAGATCGAACCGCGCGTAATTGCGTACCTGGTGGGCGATGTCGATTTCCTCGGACTAGTCAGGGGAGGGATCGATATCTACGAGGCACATGGCCGGGCATCCAAACTCTATAAGGAGGATGAACCGATGGCCGAGCTTGCCCCTGAGATGAGGAAACTGTGCAAGGCAAGACTGCTCGGCTTGGGGTACGGATGCGGGCCTAAGAAGTTTATCGAGGTAGCTAAAAGCTACGGCGTGAACATGACCGAATCACAGGCGAATGAACAGGTGCTTTTATACCGAGCACAGAATCCTGATGTCATGCTGGCATGGTCCAAAATGGAAGACCAGTTTCGTGAATGGATGAAGGAGACTCCTGAATGTATCACATTTGAAACACGATGCGGTGTCCCTGTCCGATATTTTAATGCCCATGAGAAGGATGGGGATCTCTATGCTTCGACTACCCGTGGATATGAACCGGTCAAACTTTACGGGGCGAGACTCTTTCAAAACATCGTACAGGCAACCGCCCGATCCATATTCGCCGATGCTCTTATCCGAATAGAGGCCGCCGGCTTGCCCGTCTGTCTCCATGTCCACGATTCAATCTGCCTCGAGGTAGGCGTGGACGAGGGACAGGCGGCACTTGACCTTTTACTTCAACTACTAACCCAAGAATCTCCGAACTACCAAGGTCTTCCCTTGGCGGCAGAAGGAGAGATCAAAACCCACTACTGATATGGGATGTCAAAAAGGAGCGGGATCGTTCAAGCGATGTGATGAGCCTTATCATTGGGTAAGGATTACTAATCACCCATACGCATTAGCTAATGGCTATGGCGTATCATACAAGAAGCAATGCAAGTATTGTGGAGCGTGTGGGGTGATGGAGAGGGGAGAGCCTACCAAAGGTTCTGAAGTGATAAATGAACAAGAATCTCAAGCATATGAAGAGGATCAAAAATTGCATATTCAGAATGAACGAATCAGGCGAATGCGTGAGGAGTCAGAATTAAAAGAACAACAGAGATTACAATACAAAGAAGAATATCACAGGTATTTACAGACTGATACTTGGAAGGCTAAACGAGAACTTATTTTAAAAAGAGATAACTATACCTGCCAATCATGCTTAACTAAGCAGGCAACTGAGGTTCATCACTTATCTTATCAATCCTACGAACAGCAACCTGGTAGCGAAAAAGGATGGGAACTTATATCCGTCTGTCGAGACTGCCACAAAAGAGAACACGCATGAAACTACATCCAATCCATTACATCTTATTCGGTATAGCGGTCATTGCATTCGCATACACCGTCTTATCCTTTGCACTGGCGATCCTATGACCTACCCAGCACCTAAAATAATCGGTCTATGCGGTCCCAAGGGAGTAGGTAAAAGCACCTATGCCAAATCATTCGAGGGAGCCGCCGTCCTGTCATTCGCCACGCCAATCAAAGAGATGCTCAAGGTCATCCTACCGCATCCCGCTTGGCTGGATAAAAAGGAGGAGCCGATACCAGGCTTCCCCGACGGAATGACTGTCCGGCGGATGCTCCAGTCACTCGGGACAGAGTGGGGCAGGGAATCGATCTATCCTAATCTATGGGTGGATGCCGCCATGCGAAAAGCCGAGGATCACCTGGGTAAGCGTCTGATCATATTTGATGATATTCGCTTCCCCAATGAAGCGTGGGCGATCAAGCGATTAGGCCACAGGCATGAAATCCTAACGCAGATCGTTCATATTTCAAGGAAGGGCCATGAGCCTGATCCTGATGACCTTCATGTCTCAGAGGCGGGACTACCAAGGCATTTTATCGATAAATGGGTGACAGTGGATGACGAAGGAGAGGCGACAGAATAACTCCATCCGCAAGATGGCAACCGATGCGAGGCTAAGACAGATGCTTCGCTCGGTCCCATCCGATCATGCCGGATTTACTCAGGATGAAATCGCTCAAAAGGTTGGAGTCGCCAAGCAGACAATCTCAAAGATTGAGCGAGGGGCGATGCTAAAAATCACTGAGCAGATCGCCAAGTATCTAACCGACTGATGGCCACCCTCAAAGGAGATCTTCGCAGATGCCTCGAAAACCTGCCAACTGGATTACTGTCTCACCATGATATCATCCTGCGACTCGCCCTGGTGGTGACCAGGCATATCGATGATGCGAGTGAGGCGGAAAGAGCAGTTGAGCGAGTCCTCCGAAATGTATCCCATCGACCCAACCAACCTTCCGAGGTCAGGAACGCTGTTAAGGGAGCCTACGACCGCCATCAGAATCCTCACATACCTTCCAACCCGATAAAGGTCACTCAGCCCGATCCATCCCTCAAGGAACAGAATCTAGGCGAAGCAGGGCTATTCGAGAAATACACAATAAAATCAGACCCCATTCCTATGAATGCATCTGAAGCGGTGGGCAAACTCTTCGATCTTGACGAATCAATCTTTGTACAGCGACAGGTGGCCGAGAAGGGTAGGCTATTACCCGTATCCGATTGGATCGCTCAACCCGACCTCTCACAATACCAGTTCATCACCTATAACACTTTCCCCGCCCAAGCGACCAACCGATCCGAGGCACAGGTGCTTGGGCGGAAATACCTCCTTCACGAAACTGATGATCCATCCCTCTCCTTCGAGCAACAGCTTGGCCTGATCAAGCGACTTGAGAATGAGGCAGAGTTAAAGATGATCGTAAACTCAGGAGGGAAATCCCTCCACGCATGGTTCAAGTGGACTCCAGGTAACAAGAAGGCGTTCCTCGAGCTATCCCAAAAACTCGGCGGAGATCCACGATTTAAACTAATGAACCAACTTTGCCGACTACCCTGGGGAACCCGACGCAAAGAGGCCAGCCTGCCAGCCGCCCAACCGATCATTTATTGGAAGGATTGAATGATCCACCCGTTCTTCCTCAAAAAAATCATCGCACGACGGTTTATTAATCTAGGCGTACCCGTGAAGGAAGCCTGCCACTTTGCCGATCAGATGGATGAGGAGAAATCAGTCCTCATCGTCCGCGATCCCGATACCTTTAAACCCGATATTATCATATTAATTAAAACCAAACATAAATAACAACATGGCCAGAAGAGAAGATTACCTAACACCCGAAGTGCTCGCCGATGTGGATGAGGTAGACCGATACCTCGCATCCAAGGGCAAGATCGATTACCCAACCCACACCGAACAGGATTCACCGCCCACTGCCTATTCCATAGCAATCGATGACCCCCTCCCTCCACCCAAGTTCCTCTCCCTCGAGCAGATGATGACCCATAACACCGATCCCATGCCCAAGCAGGTCATCGAGGGTGTCCTCCACAAAGGCTCCAAGATGATCATCTCAGGCTCATCCAAGGCAGGTAAAACACTCTCCCTCCTACACCTCGGCCTAGCCGCCGCCAACGGGTCCACCTGGTTAGGCCATCGCACAGCCACCTCCAAAGTAATCTACCTCGACTTTGAACTCAAAAAACGCATTGCCGCCCGCCGAATAGCCGAAATGGTCAATGCGAACTCCCACTACGACCCCAAGAACAAAAACTTTATGTACTGCTCACTCCGAGGACAATCCCGTACCCTCGAAGACCTCGTACATCACATCGAAGACCTCGAGGACCACCGCCCCGATCTCGTTATAGTCGATCCCTTCTATAAGCTCGCCACTGGTGCAGACGAAAACGATGCCGGTGCTATCGGGGAAATAGTCAACCGCATGGAAAAGTTCTCCGAAAGACTAGACTGCTCATTCGTCTATGCCCATCACTTCTCCAAGGGAAACAAGTCTGACACGGACCACATTGACCGGGCAAGCGGGTCAGGCGTGTTTGCCCGTGATCCCGATGCCATCCTTACCCTGACCCCTCACGAAGAGGAGGATCACCTGGTACTCGAGGCCACCCTCCGAGACTTTCCGACTCCCTCTCCCCAAGTGGTAGAATTTTCATGGCCGAACTTTATCCATAAGCCCGATATGGAACCTAAACTAAGAAAGCCAGGGCAGACGAAGGAATCTAAAAGATTAAACGATAAACTCACCACAGCCCTCATCGAACTACTAAAACCTAATTCGATCATGGGATTAAATAATCTCAGGAACAAACTTGAGGAGAAAACAGGGGAGCCAATTACTCGAGATAGACTGGTAAATCTGATTAAAAAGAGCCGAAATATTAGTGTATTAAAGACTGAAAAAGGTAAAGAAAACATCTACTCTTATACCGAATAAAGCTGTCTCAACTTTGTCTCAAAAGTAGTAGTGGAGGCCTTATAGTATAACACCACTACTAGTAGTAGTTGAGGCTGTAAGTAGTAGTTGCTCCTTTAGCAGAGCAACCTACTACATTTGCACAGCCTATAGGCGACCACTAGTCGAATTTACAGGTTGAATGATTTGATCGGGAGAGCTACTCACTCGGACAAAAAGAATAACAAGAAAGACCCCTGTGCTCGTAGAAGGCCTCACTCGTATAACCTACTGACACAGCCAACCTGCCAAGCTGGCAATCCAAGGATTGCAGGTCAGGCGGATGTCTCTACATCCGAAACCTCAGCATCGACTACCTTTTCATCTTTCAGGTTAGCAAGCTCGGCTCGGATCTCGTCCAGGCTCAAAGATTTCTTTACCTCGATGGTTTGGGTAGGCTCACCTTCATACTGGCGATGCTTGTCGATTAAGATGCCTGTAGCGATAGGGAGAACTCCTGATGGGATTTCATCGTCATTAAGCTTCGTAATAAGCTTTTCTACGGCGAGATGGGTCGCAGTACCAATTAGAGATCGTAAATGCTTTTTAGACTCCTTCAGCGTATCTCCTTCACGGGATTTAACGATAGCTATGGTATGAGGAGAAACTTTACAGGTTTTGCATATCTGTTTGATTGTCGATCCTTCTGCCAACATTTTAACGACCAGGGCATAATCCTGTGGTCTTTGATCGAAGAACTTTTGTCCTGTAAAGATGTTTGGACAAGCTTCCTCGGTCTTCAGATTTGCCGGAAGGTTCTCTGCTTGCTGGTAAACTCTCGGTCTTTTAGTAGGCATAAAATCAATCGGTGAGATAATTTGAGAAAGTATTCTCAATAAGGATCAACGCAAGTACAATTAGACATAATCACTATTTTACGCAATCAATAGTGTCATACTAAACATAAAAACCTGCAAAACATAATATATTCTATCTTTTGTCAGAAATCACATACAAATTTTTGCCTCAGACAGGGGGGGAGGGGGTCCGGTCAACCTGGCCGCCGGCCACCGCGACCGATTAGTAGCCACAAAAAAATTCTGACAAATTGCCGACCCCGAGGTTACTCGCCCCCCTCGATCTGCTACAATCGGGAATGCCTCTTGACTGGTCACCGCATCCCGCCATCCCGCCTCTCAGCAAGGCAGAGATGCTGCGGATGACACCTGAGAGCATCCTCGCCTATTGGGAAAGGCGTGAAGAAGCGATCAAGCTGGAGAAGGATGACCCATATCGGCATGGGTTTGAACTGGATACATGGAAATTAGCGGATAGGGAGCTTAAATCGCACCAGGAGATCCTCGTTATGGGAGGTAACCGGGCAGGTAAGAGTGAATGGGCGGCCAAAAGGGTGGTCCAATGCCTCGTTGAGAACCCTGGTACTATTATTTGGTGTCTTACAGAGACCTCGGCCAATTCGATTCAGTTCCAGCAGAAGCTCATATTTAAGTATCTGCCTAAAGAATTAAAGACACTAGGTAGGGGGAAGGTCGGATATGTCATGTATTCGCTTAGAAATGGATTTACTGCCGGCAAATTCACTTTGCCTAATCGCTCAGAGTGTATTTTTCGTAATTGGTCCCAGGATATCAGCACGATTGAGGGCGGAGAGATAGGAGTTCCGCAAACCCCTGATAATCAAACACATAACATCGGATTTTGGGCGGACGAATTGTGTCCCATGCCATGGGTAGAAACACTTCGATTTCGCACCGTGACCCGCAATTCCAAAGGAATTATATCCTTCACAGCCGTGGACGGGTGGAACTCGGTGGTCAAATCGATGCTAACGGGGGCAAAGACTGTGGAATCGGCAAAAGCTGACCTTTTGGATGGTGAGGAGGTTCCATTGGTCCAACAGCCCTTGAGGAAAGCCTCGAGTGTGGTGTATTTCCATACAGCGGCCAATCCGTTTGGTGGATGGTCGGCCATGAAGACTCAACTGGAGGGAGAGAAGAGGGAAACGATCCTTTGTCGGGCGTATGGAGTGCCTGTAAAGGCATCTAAAACAGTGTTTCCCGCTTTTTCCGACAAGAACAT